TTCACAACGGGATCTCCATGCGGATCGTGCGCCAGTACGACATCAACAACGACAGGATGCCCTGCCGTATTGACGTCCTCTACGGCTACTCGGTCATTCGTCCGCAGCTCGGCTGCCGCCTCTGGGGCTAAACTTCTTTTTGAAAGGATTTAATCATGGCTCTTTCCAATGGCGCTGGCGGCTATCAAGTCGGCGATGGCAATCTTGGTGAAGTAACCTTTGTCAACACCAGCACTCCGGTCGCTTTGACCGGCGCGTCGGTCACCATCACTGCTGCGGATCTGGCGGCGGGCGTTTGCACGATGGACGCTGGTAGCACCAGCGCGGGCACTTATGTGTTCCCGACTGGCGCGCTGCTGGACGCGGCGTTCCCAAGCTTGAAGGTCGGCTCGTCGTTTGACTGCTCGTTCATCAACATCGGTGATGACGCAGGCAATGACGTGACGTTCCAAGCCGGCGCGGGCAACACGTTGGTTGGCAACGATATCATCCAAGACGCGCTGACCAAGACGAACAACACGTCTGGTACGTTCCGTTTCCGCAAGACGGGCGACGCGGCTTACACGATCTATCGTATTGCCTAAGAACCAAGGGGGCTGCGGCCCCCTTATCTGAAAGGATTTGTCATGCCTAATCTTCGTCCTGTAGGCGTGGCCTATTCTGACCCGGCGTTGACGGCGTTCTATCTGAACGCTCCAGTAACCAAGACTGCCAGCTTTACGCTGGGCGAGTCTGAGAACTTTGTCATCGCCAACGGCGCTTCGGCTAACGTCACCGTGACGTTGCCGTCTGGCCCCGAACAGATTGGCCGCGTTGTGTTTGTCAAAAACCTGTCGGCAACGTACACCTTGGTTTCTGCCTCGTCTAATGTCAAACCGCGTACTTCGGACACTGCTGCCACGGCCATTTTGGCCGCCTCGGCGGGCGCTTGGGCCACGCTGGTTTGCGAAGATGGCACGAACTGGGTCGTTATGGCCGGCAACTGATGGACAGCGGGGGCGCTAGCGCCCCCGCTGCATACCTATGGCAATCATCTACCTGCGGCACCCCAACCACGGCGAGAAAGTCGCCACAATGGAAATGGAAGCCGAACAGGATGAAAAGAATGGCTGGGTGCGGTATGATCCGGACGAGGCCGAGGCGCCTTCGACCAACGAGCTAGCCGCGCCTGCGCGGCGGCGTCGGAAGGACACCGCTCATGCAGAGCTACTATGACATTGTCACAGACAGTGGCAACAACCCGATCAGCGGCGCGCTGGTCTACGTCTATGACTCGCTAGGCGCGCTCGCAACGATCTACTCTGACGATGGGCTGACGCTTCAGTCAAACCCCATCACGACGAACGCTTCCGGCGGCTGGATCTTTTACGCAGCCAACGGCATCTACAGCGCCGTCATCACCGCTGCTGGCTACACCAGCAAGACCATCACCGGCATCACGCTGAACGACCCGACACCCTCACAGGGCGCCGTCGACATTCAAGAGTTCACAACGGTCGGCACATCGACCTGGACGAAGCCGCTCGGCGCTCGGTACGTTGAAGTGCTGATGTACGGTGGCGGTGGTGGTGGAGGGTCTGGCAGACGTAGGAGTGCGTCAACAGCAAACAACGCTAATGGTGGTGGTGGTGGTGGCGCTGGTGCAAGGATCGATATTCGCATTCCTGCAAGCGCACTGAGCGCCACAGAGACAATCGTTATTGGAGCGGGAGGCACAGGTGGCCCCGTTCAAACTGTGGATGAAACAAACGGCACATTAGGTGGTACTGGTTCATCCAGTCAATTTGGCACTTTTGTGGCAATTGGCGGCGCTGGTGGTACTGGTGGGTCAACTTCTGGTGTCGGCGTTGCTGGTGGCGCTAGACGACTAAGCATAGATGCATTTCGCACTGCAACGACACTGTTTTCATCTGCTGGTGGGTCTGGCACTACATCTGTAGGAAATGATGGCAGCCGAGGTGGGTATGTTGGCGGTGGCGGCGCTGGGGGCGCTGGTTTTGCAGCAGGATCGACTACCTCTCAATTAGGTGGAGTTGGCGGTCTTGGCGGCGCGGTGTTCTCCGGCAATGCGTCTGATGCTGCTGGCGGCGGCGGCGCTGCCGGAACCGCTGGAGGCAACGGAGGTGCAGGAGCTGACGGTCTGCTGGACTACTTTGTTGGCGGCTCAGGAGGCGGCTCAGGCGGCTGTACTAGCACTCAGGCAGGATCTGGCGCTAAAGGCGGCTATCCTAGCGGTGGTGGTGGCGGCGGCGCTGCTGCATCTGGTGCGTTCAACTCAGGCGCAGGTGGCGACGGTGGCGACGGGTTCGTGCGCGTGGTGACCTACCTATGAAACAGTTTCTGCTCAAGCCTGACGGCACCTTCCCGCCCAACACCAACGTCGAAGCGTTGAAAGCCGCTGGCATTCGCTTTGTGCTGCCTACGCCGCGCCCTCGTCCGTCGCCCGGCATGACGCTGCGCGATACTGAGCCTGAACTGATCAATGGTGTCTGGCACCAGCGGTGGACTGAGGTGCCGGCGCCCGAGGAGCCTACGGAATGACCATCCTCACGCTATCCGGCGCCGGCGTCTCGGCAGGCGACCTGATCAACGGGGCGCTGCGCCTCATCGGTCAGTTGGCCGAAGGTGAGACGCCTTCGCCTGAGACATCGGACGACGCCTTCACGGCGATGAACCAAATGATCGACTCTTGGTCGACCGAACGTCTGTCGGTGTTCTCGACGCAGGATCAAGTCTTTACTTGGCCCGCCAACACAATCAGCCGATCGCTTGGGCCGACTGGTGACTTCGTTGGGCAGCGCCCCATCCTGCTTGATGACAGCACCTACTTCAAGGACACCAGCAGTGGTCTGTCCTACGACATCCTTTTCATCAACCAAGACCAGTACAACGGGATTGCGTTGAAGACTGCGGGGAGCACGTTCCCACAGATGATGTGGGTCAACATGACCTTCCCCAACGTCGAGATGTACCTGTATCCGCGTCCGACGAAGGATCTGGAATTTCATCTGGTGTCGGTGCAGCCGCTCACCCAGGCTGCGTCGCTCAACACCATCCTTCAGTTCCCGCCAGGCTACCTGCGGGCGTTCCGGTACTGCCTCGCGTGCGAGCTCGCGCCTGAGTTTGGGGTCGAGCCGCCGCCCACCGTGCAGCGGATCGCGATGACGTCCAAGCGCAACCTGAAGCGCATCAACAATCCCGACGACATTATGGCGCTGCCGTACAGCCTGATCGCGCGCCGCCGTCAGCGCTTCAACATCTTCGCAGGCGGCTACTGATGAAGACGCCCATCCTCGGCGCTTCTTATGTCGCGGCGAGCATCAACGCCGCGAACGACCGCTGCGTGAACCTCTATCCGGAGGTGGTGCCGCAGGGTGGCAAGGAGTCTGCGTTCCTGACGCGCTGTCCAGGTCTGAAAGCGATCACGTTCACGGTAGGCGGTTCGCCGGTCAGCGCGCTGGACGACGGCCCGATCCGAGGGCTGTGGACTTACGGGGGCGAGCTGTACGTCATCACGGCCCAGTCAGCCGCTACGCTGCCCTACCCGCAGACCAAACTCTGGCGGGTCGACTCGTCTTATGTGGCTACGCTCGCGGGCACGGTCAGCAGCAACGTCGGCGTGGGGCCGGTCAGCATTGCAGACAACGGCGTGCAGATGTTCTTGGCGCTGGGTGACGCGGCGGGCACGTCGTACATCTACAACGCCACGACTACGGCGTTTGCCCAGATCACAGACCCTGACTTCCCCGGCGCGTCCTCGGTCGGCTTCATAGACGGATACTTTGTGTTCGCCGAGCCTGACAGCCAGAAGCTATGGGTGACCGCGCTGCTGGACGGCACGTCGGTCGACCCGTTGGACTTCGCGAGCGCCGAGGGCGCGCCAGACGACATCGTGTCGGTCTTGGTCGACCACCGGGAAATCTGGGTGTTCGGCGCCAAGTCCACCGAGGTTTGGTACAACGCGGGCGGGCCTGACTTCCCGCTTGAGCGCATTGCAGGTGCCTTCAACGAACTAGGCTGTATTGCCCGTTACTCGCCCGTCAAGCTCTCCAACATCGTCTTCTGGCTTGGCACCAACGACCAAGGCCAAGGGATTGTTTACCAGACAAACGGCTACCGAGGCGTGCGGGTCAGCACACATTCGATCGAGCGCGAGATCCAGTCATACAGCGTCATCACAGACGCGATCGGATCGTCCTACCAGCAAGACGGCCATCTGTTCTATGTGCTGACCTTCCCGACCGCCGGCAAGACTTGGGTCTACGATCTCACCACGCAACTGTGGCATGAGCGCGCCGCATGGGTCGCCGGGCAGTACACGCGCCACCGCGCTAACTGCATGGTGAACTTCAACGGCAAGATCCTGGTTGGCGACTATCTGAACGGCAAGGTCTACGAATACGACCTCGCGACCTACAGCGATGACGGCGTACCGCAGCGCTGGCTGCGCTCTTGGCGCGCGCTTGGCACCGGCCAGAACAATCTGAAGCGCACGGTGCAGCACAGCTTACAGCTCGACTGCGAGTCAGGCGTGGGGCTTGTGACTGGGCAAGGGTCCGACCCGCAGGTCATGCTGCGGTGGTCAGACGACGCTGGCCACAACTGGTCAAGCGAGCACTGGCGGTCGATGGGCGCGATCGGCGCCACCGGCACGCGGGTCATCTGGCGGCGGCTGGGCAGCACGGTAAGGCTGCGCGACCGCGTCTACGAGGTGAGCGGCACCGATCCGGTCAAGATCGCGATCATGGGGGCTGAACTCACCGCGAGCGCCACCAATGCCTAACCCGACCCCTTTCCGCATCCCGGCGCAGCGCGTGCCGCTGCTTGAGGCCGGGACCGCTGACTTAATGTCGCGGGAGTGGTATCGGTTTTTGAACCGCAGCCCGCGCTACGGATCGTTCTACGACACCACAACGCAGACCGCTGCTGCGATTGACACACCCTACGCGGTCACGTTCAACAGCGAGACGGTATCGTTTGCCATTCAGCGTGGCACGCCAACCTCGCGCATCTATGTGCCTGATGTGAGCGTCTACGACGTTCAGTTCTCGCTGCAACTGGACAAAACCTCGGGCGGCGTAGGCAACATCTACATCTGGCCGCGCATCGATGGAATCGACGTACCATTTTCAGCCAGCCGCACCCGCATTCAAGGCAACAACGCAGAGTTGATTGCCGCGTGGAACTTCATGCTGAACATGCAGGGCGGCAGCTACTTTGAACTGATGTGGGCGGTCGACACGACTTCGGTACAATTGATTGCAGAAGCGGCGACCGCCTTCTGCCCGGCCATTCCATCGGCCATTCTGACCGTTTCTGAGGTGGCCCTATGAGCTACAACCTGTCATCCGTCCCCAAGCTCCAGTTCTTCGACAACGACGGCAATCCGCTCGTTGGCGGCAAACTGTACACCTATGCGGCCGGCACGACCACACCGCTTGCGACCTACACCGACTCGACCGGCGCGACGCCTAACACCAACCCGATCATCCTGGACTCGCGCGGCGAGGCCAATGTCTGGCTGGCCGCGCAGTCCTACAAGTTTGTGTTGAAAACCTCGACCGACTCCACCATCTGGACGGTCGACAACGTCAGCAACGCGATCAACGTCTCGCAGATCCTTGCGAACAGCGGCACAGCAGGCGCGCCGCCCTACTCGTTCTCTGCGGACACCGACACCGGCGTCTACTTGGCCGCCGTAGGGCAGCTGGGCCTGACGGCAGGCGGTGTGCCGTTCCTGCGGGGTACCAGTACCGCTATGACGTTTGGGCAAGTAGGCGGCGCGAACGATGTTGATGTAACGCATTACGGCGACACCACGCAGACCGGCAACTTTACGCTGACAGGCGATGTTAATGTAACCGGCGCTGCGG